GCGCACGCTAGAGGAGGCGCTGTACGACGTGGACAAGACCTACTGAATGAATTTACTACTACAAATCATATTCCTAACTACTACTATGAACCTAAACCAAACCATACCCAACGACCGTGACGCCGAACTCGGGCTGATCGGGGCTTGTCTCGACGGCAAGTTTGATGACATTCGCGCAGCTGGCGTGGGCGAGGATCATTTCTTCGACCTAAAATGTGCCAGCCTGTGGCGAACAATGAACAAGCTGGACGCTGCCAAGACAGCCGTGACCTCGGCCACCGTGATGCACGCTGCCAAGTTGACCCCAGCTATTGAGGTGTCTGACGTGCTGGCTGCCGAGAGCGCCTGCCCGTCAGCCATTAACTGGTCTTATTTCGCTGATATCATTGACGAAAAGCGGAAGGCTAGAAGGGTGATGGAGGTGGGACAAAAGCTGTCCGAGATGGCCTGCACCACCGACTCGCCTGAGCAGCTGTCAAGCGATGCAGAGGCAACCATCTTTGAACTTAACACAAGCATTGCGGCCCAGAAGGACACAAGGGGTGAGTCATTCCAGCGTGTGGTTGACATTCTGGACGACGCTCACAAGGGCGGTCAAATCGGAATCCCCACCGGCTACCATCCGCTCGACAAGATACTCGGCGGGATGCGCGGTGGTCAGCTGATTACGCTGGCCGCCCGCCCCGCCGTTGGGAAAAGCGCGATGGCCTGCAACATTGCAGAGAAGCTGGTGATGAATGGCACGCCGGTTGGGTTCTTCAGTTTTGAAATGTCGGATGACGAGTTGAACTTGCGAATGCTTTGCTCGCTGTCCGACACAAATCTGGTGGGCGACGTTATCAACGGCAACCTAGACCGAGCCAACCGCGAGAAGGTAATGGTGCGTGCAGCTCAATTCGCACCACGCCTGCGCAACGCGCCGCTGTTCATCAATGACAACGGCAACCTGACCGTGGCCCAGATTGCCAGCCACGCACGCCGGATGGTGCGCACCCACGGCATCAAGCTAATCATCGTGGATTATATGCAGCTCATTCAGCCATCCTCGGAGGATCGGAAAGCCCAGCGCCACGTCCAAGTTGGCAACATCACTCGCGGACTCAAGCAGCTTGCGATGGAGTTGAACATTCCCGTGCTCGGCTTGGCCCAGCTGGGAAGGCAGACGATGGGCAAGCCGATGCTCTCAGACTTGCGTGAATCCGGCAGCATCGAACAGGACAGCGACGTGGTGGTGTTCCTCTATGTGGACGATCCACGGATGCAGGAGGGGCCGAAGATGCTTGTGAATTTGGCTGTTGGAAAGAATCGCGCAGGCCGTCAGGGTGTGGTGGACTTGGTGTTCATCCGCAACAAGCTGCGGTTTGAAACAACATTTGGACACGAGTCTTGGATGGATGCCAAGGCAAAGGAGAAGCAGGGGTGAAGCTGAAGGTTGCTGTTGACTACAATGTGGTGAGGCAGCGCGAACAGGTCGTTGAAATAAAACTGACCGCCGCGCAGGCCAAGGCCATTGTCGCCGACTACTTTAACAATATGGATTACTCAGGAAGGCAATTATGGCTAATGAAACAAAAGGTCAAAACGCTCTCAACCGAATTGGTTTAGGGTGGGCCAGAAGGGACAGGCAGCGTCGCGTTTCATCCGGCAAGCGCGTGAAAGCGGGTCGCCTGTTTCTTGTCATCAACAAGTGGCGTCGGGGCAGCAGTAAGGAGAACTATGTGTTCACGCTGCTTGAAGGCAGCGCAGGAAAAGAGGAGCCGTACCTGTTCACCGACGCGCAGCTGAAGACAGCGAGAGAGAGGGCAGTCAAGAATCCAGAGGACTGCCTGCGAAAGAAACGTTTCTTTATATTTTAGCCAGCTGGGCATAGAGGCGGAGGATGACTCCGCACAGGTGCGGGGTTTTTTTCTTGGTTATTCCCTCGCTCCGGGAGTTGAACACCAGCTGGTAGTTTGTTAGGAGGTGTCAGTGGATGAGGCGGGTGGCAGAACAGAGATTCTGGAAACGCGAGCACTTAATAATCTCGTTAGCGCGATCATTGTGCAGGCTGCCATCGACTATGTTGACTCCTGTCGCGGTGGCTTTGTGCTGGATCGCAACCAAGTTGACAACGAGGCCATTCGCCAGCTGCTCAGAGATTCATACCCAGCCAGAACGCCGCTGCCAAAGTGGATGGAGCCGCCAGATATATTCAGCTGCGTCTGGTTTCTTTTTGGCAGCAGTTGTCTTGAGGATATTGTCCCGTGCAGCTGGAGTGTGTCGCCTGATGCGATCCGGCTGGCAGCAAAAAGGGCTGTGTCGTCATCTGAATCATTGAATCATTTCTTTGTTAGCAGCTGGGGGAGGCCGATATAAAATGACAACAACACTGGACAAGCGAAAGCAAATGGACGCAGCCGCGAAGGAGGTTGTGAAAGTTATCCTGCGCAACTCACCGAACTGCGGATGGATCGACACGGGCGGATCATCGTTCGCCCGCATCGACGGGCTGCTTTGCACCGGCAACCCGAGCAACCGGCAGCTGGCAGCTGCCATCGAGATCAAGTGCCGGAACATCTCCATCTCCGACCTGTTCACAAAGTACAACGGCGAGCTGATGGTGGACGCATCAAAGGTGGACGCGCTCAAAAGCATTAGCGTAATGCTGTGCGTGCCGAGCTTCCTCGTCTGCTACCTGATGCCAAGCGGCACGGTGCTAAAGACTCAAATTGCGAATGACAAGGGGGAATTGGTGTGCAATAAACGCAACGAATCCACGGCTGCCCCAGCTGGAATGGGCAGGGAGGTTGTGGTAAAGGAAGCAGCTTACATCAAACTGGATGGCACGACGATCATCACGACGGAAGAAGTCTGTAAGACGGTCTGAACCTCTCGCAACCTACATTGTGCAGGAAGGCGACAGCAACAGGTGGCGTGTGTTCAGCGTGAACCCAGTCATCCCCGATCTTCTTCCAGCCGGTTACGGGTCGCAGCCAAAGGGAATCGCCGAGACAGTTGCCAAGGGTTTAGCCGAGGAAACTGGAGGGCAGTACAAGGGGGAACTTTGCGCGAGCGGAAACCAGCTGACACCAATCCAGACAAGCGTGTTGCAATAACCACCGGCAACATCGGCGAGCTGATGGTGATGCGCGAGCTGATGCAACAGGGGTGGGACGTGTGTGTTCCCGCCTTCAACAGCAACTCAAGCCGCTTTGATCTGGTGGCTGCCAAGGGTCACCTCTGCCATAGGATTCAAGTAAAGGCGTGCGGGAAAAGGGTGTTCCAAGGCGGCGCAAAATGTAAACGTGTCTTTGCATTCACCACGGGCTGGGGAGCACACGGCAAACACAAATACAGGATGGGCGACTTTGACTTTATGGTGCTGGTCAGCGTGCCTGTTGAGGATTTCTTTATCCTGCCTGCCGAGATGGCCACTCAGGTTGTCAGCATCAAGATTGCGATTGACGGAAAGTATTGGCCATACCGCAACCGCTGGGAACTGCTTGATCCCTCGGATATCCTGAGATGTCCAAACGCTTGACAGCTGCCAGCTGTAACCAATTGCTGCATTGTGTGTGCCTGTTGTAATCGCACCAGCTTCGTAACCGATAGCTACATTGTATGCGCCGGTTGTAACCCAATACCAGACACCCAGCCAGACACCCCCAGCTGTCAGATAATGCAGCAATTGCAGGGGTGAACGCACCCAGTCCCGCCCACCTTCAGACACCCAGCCAGACACAAATAACCAATCGCCGCATTGTGTGCGCCTGTGGTAATCACACCAGCGCCGTGACCAATCGCTGTGTTTTGTGTACCACCAGCTGACGCATTGTTACCGATTGCTACGTTATGCGGGCCTGTTGTAATTAAAAAACCGCCAGCTAGTTTCCCAGCTGACGGCCAACAACAACGCTGCCGAAAGGAATCAACAACGCATTCGGCAGTAATACTCTCCGCCCCGTTTCCCCACAAGCGCAAAAAAAAGGCCAGCCGGTTTCCCAGCTGGCCTCGTTGCCACATAGTTCTCTCGCTCCTGTCTTGTATCTCGCACCGCATTCCAGCGGTGGGTAAAGGGTTACTCGGCTTGACGTTTGCAACCGCCTCCCGTCTTCTTACTGTGCAGCCCTTTCGATGTTTGGTTTCCCAGCCTGCGATCTGGACGCCTTACGAATATCACGGGAGGCAAAGCCCCCGTCCGCTGTGTGG